TCTGTCCACCAGGAAGAACTTCAACTGATGAACCTCGACCTTCTGCTGTTACAGGGAAGAAGTAGTCTTCGTTCATTGAGAGTGGATTGTATGTAGCGTCCACTACACTAGAGCCGCCGTACAATGAAGGGATTCTGCGCTGGTGAATTTCGTTCTTAACACGCTCAACGAATGCCATAGCCATATGACTTGGCATGTTACCAACGTCAATCTTGAACATTCTACGTTCAGGAGCACGTTGTACACGATAGATAAGAACAGCGTCTTCTAGTAGTTCTTTCTGCTTGTAGACCTTAAAGATGTTCTCAAGAATCGACTGACCGAAAGGCCAGAATCTGTCAAGACCCTCAGTCAATGACAAGTGAACGATATGCTTTGCATCTACTGCTGCTTCACTCTGTCCTAATGTGAATCGTGAACCCGTAGTGTTATAAGGCATTGCGGGGGTTGTATAGCCGCCGCCTTGACTGCCGCCGCCCGTGCCGCCAAGACCTGTTGCTGGGTTAGCAGCAAAGTCAGTGTTAGTCTTTTGTGCAACACTAAGATTCTGCAAGTTAATGTTGATGTCTTTGATGACATACTGTTCCGGCTTCTTGCCTTCACTTTCGTTAACGATTACTTTAATAACCTTAACCATGTCAATCCAGTATAACTTGAAGTTTTCTGGATCACGAACGAATGCTTGGTCGCCATACTTAACTACGTTGCGGAAAATCTTAAACATACGAACATCAAACTCGTTTAGTTTACACCACTGCTGCAATTGCTTAGTTAGCAAGTCTACTTCGTGGGGAGTAGGATCATCTTTGAATTCAAAGCTGAATGGTGTCTTATTATGTTCGTTGCGCTGAGTAGAGAATTCCGCAATGATGTCTAAACAAGCGTTGATTTCAGCATCAACATCCATCATTTCATATTGGTTGTAACGCTCAATTCTGTTAGGGTGACCAGTATAGACTTCCGGAAGTCTCGACATGTAATTCTTGTACCCAAAGTCAGTGTTGCTATAACCACCTGACATTGATCCATCTTGGCCGTTCCAAGCACCAGCATTGCTGTTCATGCCGGAGATAGGGCTTGACATCCCGCTCTTGTTCAAAAACTTCTTTTTATATGACATTTGGTAATTCTCTCAGTCTAGTATTTAGTGTTATGCCCTAGAATGTTTTAATATCTTGTTCTGCACTGAGTTGTCGTTTTCTAATGCGTCAATGACCTGATCTAACTTTTTCGAGATTTCAAAGGTAAGCTGGCTATTCTGTGAATAGATTGCTGCAACATTTTTATCCGGTGCATCCTTTTTCTTATCATTCTTTGCTGCACTTGCGGGTGTTTTAGCTAGCTTCATAACGATAGATTCAGTATCCAATGAAGACATCATCTTCATCGCAGAAGGATAGCTTTTACCAGGACCGTCAAACAAGCCGCCGTCTCGTGCCCTCATTAAGTCCACGTGAACTGCATCTTTTTTACCGTAAGTTTGTTTTAATCCATATCTCGCAAGAATAGGCAAGGCACGTGATGGGTCACTTTTAGCTTCTTGCAAGTCAATAGCATTACCTCTCAAGTGCGGAGGATTTCCACCTAGTCTAGGTGGTTTACCAACTAACATTCCCTGTGGACCTTTACCCGGTGTCCCGAGTCTTACTGTTTCAGCCCAAAGTCTTTCTTGGTCAGCAACTGCTCGGCGACCACTGTTCATTTGCATCTTTCGTCCGGTGGCTTTTTTATAATCTGTTGCTGCCATAATTACTGCTTTTTGCATATCTGGATCTAATGCCGTGAAGTTTGCATAGCTGCCGGATCTTGCAGTAAAATTAAGAACATCTGTGGGCTTGCCTGTTATTCTTGCTTTGGCCCAATCAACTGCATTATAGACTAGCCCTGCACCGCCAGCAATTGCCCCGCCTACTAGACCCACTGCTCCAGCTCCCACTGCTGCGCCAGTTTCTAACCCTGATTGGACTGCACCACTAAATCCGCTGGGGGAGCTTCCGCTGGGGGAGCTTCCGCTGGGGGAGCTTCCGCTGGTGGAGTTTCCGCTGAGCATGCCAGAGGCTTCGGCATATTTTTTAAATGCTTCTGCATTATCTTTTGCTTTAGGACCAAAGTCTTTAGCAGCGAATTTAGCAAATGCTTCAACCGGACCGTCTTGATCGAATAATGCATTGAATCCTTTACCGATTAATGAACTTACAGTATCGAGTAAACCTGGTCCGCCCTTGTATTCAGCCATTGCATTAGCAAATGAAATAAATGCTTTAGCATTGCTGCTTGTTTTCTTGGCGTCAATATTAAGGTGAGAGAAACTTACAAACTGTCCTAACGGAGGTTTTACTCCAAAGAATTTAGCTGCTGCTTCGGCAAGAGCAGTACCAATCGCGCCGATTGGACTTGCTAATCCTTCATAACTTGCCATTGCTTCTGAGAAGTACTTGAAAGCTACAGCATTATTTTTTGTTTTCTTTGCATTGATGTTTAAGTGTGAAAAGTCAACGAAGTCTTGGAAAGGGGGTTTATCCGAGAAGAATGATGACACACCGTCAGCCATTGCCGATGCAACTCCTGCAATAGAACCAGCTGCGCCTATTGCTGATGCAGAAGCCATTGCTTTAGAAAACGCTACTAGAGCCGCAGAATTATTTTCAACCTTCTTCTTATCGATGTCTAATTCTTGTAGTTTGAATACCTGCGATGACACCTTTTCGATAGGGTCTTCGCCATCTACAAAGAAGTTTATTAGGTTGCCAACAGCACCCGCAACTTTGCCTGCGCCCATTGCAAGTATGCCAGCACCTAGTCCTGCCATACCTATACCAACTTGTTTCAGATTAGGACCATCTAGTTTGTCAAAAGATTTGAGACCTTTAGCTAAGTTAGGTAATGCTCCTCCTATAATCCAAGTTGCGCCAGCTATGCCTGCGCCGACCAGAGCAATGGCTGCGCCAACTGCGCCTGCACCAAGTACGATATATTGTGCAGCACGACCTGCATATGCTAATGCTCGAACTACACTCATTAAGAAGCCGCTAGATTTACCACCAGCAGATGACGCTGAGGATAACTTATCCATTGCGCCGTCGCCCTTACCTCCGCCGCCGCCCTTGCCTCCGCCGCTACTGTCGCCGACTAAATCACCTAATGCTCCAGCGGCGCCAGCAGTTTTAACGTACATGGGATTGTCTGAGCTACTTCCTGCAGGACCTTCTTTTTTACCAAATAGTCCTTTAACTGAATCTCCTAATCCGCGGAAAACATTAACTATCTTACCGACGGCTGCGGCAGCTGCCAATGCACCCATAGCAATTGCTAATCCCTTAGACACTGAAACAATCTTATCAAAGTTGTTAGATACAAAAGAGATAGCAGTAACGATATGGGGCATAATTTTTAATGCTAAATTCATTAGCATGTCTGACATCTGTTTCAGTAACTGGTCAAATGCAAGTCTGGCGGCACGTTCATTTGATTCAACTGCGGCGCGCTGCGCTACTACACCAGCTGTTTCATTTTTTTTGGCTTCTTGCTCTGCTTCAAGTTGGGCTTTTTCTTTATACCATTGCTTTTGACCTTCTTCAGTTTTCAAATCAGAAAACTTTGCTGCGGCTGCACGAGCTTTATTGCCTATCCCAAATGTTTCTTGTAGTTCTCGTGAGGACTTACCAGCAGCATAACCCATTTCTCCAAAGTTCTTTTGGAATCGTTCAACTGCTTTAGCATTTTCACCGGCTAACCTAGCAGTCTGATCTATACCTTGGTTAGTCTGATCATTCATCTCATCAATTTTAATACCGTTCATCAACAATTTTGCATTGTTTTCAGTATAAATTGTTTTTCCGTTAGTGGCGATACTTTCCATAACCGCAGTTGCAGATTCAGCATCTAAGTTTGCTTGAGCAAACTTTGCCATATTAGTCTTGGCTTCAATGACTTTTTCGATACGTGCTGCTTCAGCAGTATTGCCTTCTTTAAGTGCTTTAGCCTTTTCTTGTTCCATGTTGAAAATGTAGGCATTAAAGTTTTCTTGTGCTAATACTGCATCAAGTGCTGCCTGTTGTTCTTCAACACTGTTACCAGTAAGTTCAGCTAAAACATTCAAACTGTCAAGGTATTTCAACGAAGCTTTCTGTAGTTGTTCCGGGCTACGTCTTAAGTCAGCACCTGACTTAGCTTGTAGGTCTAGGTATTTGGTCTGTGCTTCTACTAATTGTTCTTGTGAGTATCCTAATTTTCTATATTGCTGTAAAGTTTGATCTCCGACAGCAATGAATTTGCCGAAGTTTTTAACGCCATCCGATGTAGTGGCCCCTAAAGCCCTAATGTTACTACCAAGACTTCCGGCATTTTTTGTAAAAATTTCTAGAGTACCAGACGAGAGTCCTGCTTGCTGCCCTAACTGCGCAATTTCTTCTGCGGTAGTTCCTATACCGCCGCCCAGTTTAGCTACATCATCGTAGCCCTTAACAATAGCATCGACATAATTAAAAGATGCAGTTACTAACTGCGAGAATACTTTAAGTAATCCCGATGAAGCTGCGCCCAACGGACCAAATCCAGCAGCAAAATTACCTACAGAATCAATTCCTCCCTTGATGCTCTCTGAATACTTTGCCATACCCGGAGTAACGTCAAGCATTGCTTGAGTAAAGCCAAGTAGTGATTTTTTACCAGTCTCAAATGACGAGGACAATCGATTCATTGCTTCGACTTGTAATTTGTTAGCGTTAGATGTTATTTCAGAAAGCTTTGTGGAATTTCCAGTAGCAGTTGCCGCATCTTTACCGGCTTTAGCTGAGCTATTTGCAGCAGTTGCCTGATTAGTCATTGATGTGGAAACTGAATTCATCATCTTGACTTGATTGGCCATATAGGAATTTTGCTGTCTTAGTAACTCAGACATCTCATTCAATTGGTCATTAATCTGTTGTTGTAATTCCGGATCCATTTATTATTCCATATGACTGTTAATATTTAGTAGATATTAACCTGCTACTTTGCTTCTAAACACCTTTTTAGAAGTACTTTGTTTATCGTCTAATATATCTAGCATCCGATTGAACTTACTAATAAGCA